ATATTATTTTGCCAAGGTAAATGTCGTGAGTTCGAATCTCATCGCCCGCTCCAAATATAGCCATATAAACAAGGGCTATGAAATATTCACCGCATGAATATCTAAGGAATACGTGGAACCAAGGCTATTTGGTTCCAAAACGATTTATCGAATCTGGAACCATGTTGGAACCATTACAACGATTGACGGACTTTGACCGCTTTGGTAGTTTTGCCTCAAACACGCTTCTACGGTTTGGGTGCGTTTTAGATACAGCCCGGGGATTGGTCTCCTCGGTTCGTTGGATATGGAAACCCCGCTGCTACTACAGCGGGGTTTTTTATTTTAGCCAACCGTAAATCTTGAAGGTTTCCTCGGTGCGCTCATGTAAGTGGTTATAACCGCCATTGACCTTCTTAGTGATGTCCTTGCAGCTTTGCTTAGTGACCTTGCCGTCACACAACTTCCACAGCCCGCGTGTTCGATCAAAGTACCACAAAGCCGACTCCATTGGATACTCAGTCGCAATGATGTCTGGGTTATCAACCACCTCTGGCAAGCCTTTATCCTTCGCAAACTTCTCTACGTTTGCCCGACCTGTAACTTGGATAAATCCGCGACCACGAAATGCGTAACCATCACCAGGATTGACGTTACCAAGTTGGGACTTGCTGGTGCGGTTTTTGTCCATGTAGACGTAGTTTGCTAATGCACGTGGGTTGCGGCTGTATGGCTTTGCTTCAACATGGCTGTCAAAGTAGCGCCTGAAAACACGCATTACCGCGTCCACCGAGTAGTTAAGGTTTTCCTCAACCGCTTGAAAGTTAGCACTCTCAATCACGACTTGCCCCAAAAAGTGCGCAGCCCTCTCTGGTGACATGTCGTAATACTTCATTATGCCACGTGCCGTATTCGGGCCAAAATTTCCGTCTGGTGTGCAGCCACACTTAGCTTGCAGATTACGTAGTCCTTCACTCATTTCTTGCCTCCTAAGCCTCTCATGGTTCTTATTCCAAACGAGGCGGCAATCGACGCATACATGCCCCATTGCACCCACAGGGGGGTAGTCTCAAGGTTGGCAAATCCTTGCGCCATGGTGTCTTGTAAGCTAGGAACAAAATTAGCAGCAAGAATAAGCACGAACACAATTGTCCAAAGTTCATCCTTCCACGAGTTCTGTGCAGAACGTATAGCTTCAAGTTCCCAATCAATCTCACCAGTTGCCTGTTTAAGTTTGATTTCAGCGTTCGCTTTTTGGACTGCTGTTTTTCCATCTACCCATGCCGTGGCAAGACCGCCAAGGCTTCCTATGATTTGACCGATCAAACTAAAACTCCCTCGTAAAGTGTCATTTCAACGCCAAGCAAAAACTCCAATAATTTCACCAACAAAAAGGTGGCTAAGTCCTCAGCCGTCCACATCGTAGTCAACTTTGGAACTTGTCTGCGTTTGCGTTACGGTTGTTTTTGCCTCTTTGCCCATCCAAATGCCAAAGCAGCCTGTAAGTGCGCCCATGCACACCGAGACAAGACCAGATTGCGCAACTGTTGGATCAGGCAATGTCATAAACCACAAGACGGCCTTGTAGGTTAGGACTGTGACCGCCAGCATCATAAGGCGTGGCAGTATTTTCAAATCATCAATATACTTAGCCGTGACTTCGACCATAGTAATGCTCCGCTATTCGTTTGTTAGATGTAATGATGACGACCTTGCCGTCTTTGTAGACCGCATAAACGCCGCTTCTAATCTCAGCGAGTTCTACCAACGGTCAAGATAGACCCCTAAATAGTAAACGCCTAAAACGCAGGTTGTGATCGACAGAATTATGCCAGCAGCAATTTGGATCGTTTCCATGCGCTTTTCATGCGCCAGCCTTGCTGCCTTTTTTGCCGCTTGCCGCTGTTTTCTAGCTTCCGCTTGCCACTGCTGCCACCTGTCCCAAGTGCCTGGCGGGGCATACAAGCGGCAATAGGATTCCAATTCAGCCCGCTTTTGGCGTAGATTTTCAAGATGCTGGAACTCTTCCCAATCCCCCTCAGAACTACCTGTGATAGCCGTGATTGGACTGTTTTTCTTTTTATTTACTGCGTCTTTGACGTCTTCTTCAGCTGAAAGAAATTTGCCAACCGCACTAATAAGTCCCGCAGTTTCTTTACCGTTTCCAAGAGCAGTTTTGATGACCGAATAAGCGGCATTCGCAGCAGCGATACTCTCAAGTATAGCCACGTTATCATCCCATTTTAATCAATACAGTGAACAGCAAGGCGATGATTGATCCAGCCGCGCCAAGCATGATTGCCTCAAGGCGTTTAACGCGACCAAACAAGTCTTTAAACTGAATTTTAACCTCAGTTTTGATTTCGATAACCTCTTTCTCAAGGCCATCAATGCGGCTATGCGCCGAAGCCACAGTTCGTTTGTCCATGGTAATTACTCAGGTTTAGTAGGCCAATTGTCGTCATTTAGGTAAGGCCAGTTGGCGTGTGCTGTGATGTCACGCAGTGCTTGGCGGTATGCTGCCATCTGCGCAGACATTGTATGATCCGACAAACCAAGATAGTCTGTTTCCGCTAAAAGGCTGTCTCGTTTGGTTCTGACTGCATTACCAAAAGAGGTGTCATATTCAGAAATCTCCGAGCTAGACTTATCTATTACATTGTAGGAAAGTTCCCAAGCCTCTCCATTAAAAGATGGAGACGCATTTTGCTCTATTTTTTGGGTTCTTTTGTCGTATGAAGGCTTATCCAAAATAGATACACTATATACCCCATAAGATGACAAAATGCTCTCAGACATTTCTCTTGGAAATGATATATTTGGGTTATCGCTACGCAGCATTCCAAGTGTATAGGGATACTGCTCTGCATCACCAGAGGTGTTTACTTTTACATACATTTAGCGTCTCCTTACTGCAGCACGTTGTTTATGTATATTTGTGCGGAACTGGTTTGGTCTATATCTGTGCTTGGGAAAGACCTTTCATCGCCGGGCCAAACGATACGGACAACACCTTGCCCACCGTCACCCCCTGCGCCAGATACACCTGCATAGCCTCCACAGCCTCCACCACCACCATAAAGGCCGCCATCTCCACCTGTAATAAAACTTCCGTTAGAGCCGTTGCCACCTCCTGAACCGCCGCCGCCGCCATTGTTGACGCCACCTGCTGATCCATTAGAGCCAGTGCCGTAAGGGTTAACCCCTCCGCCGCCTCCTCCAGCATATCGTGTTTGTCCAGATAATAGACCACCGCCGCCGCCGCCGCCCGATCCACCTGAACCTGCCGAACCGCCTGCACCGTCTCCACCGCCGAAACCACCGTCTGCCGAATATCCGCCAGCACCACCACCGCCGCCTCTGGCACTATTGTTTCCGCCGCCATCCCCGCCGCCATCGCCAGTGTGACCGCCGTCTACTTGACCATTGCCATAACCGCCGCCTTCGCCTTGTACAGTTGCAGAGCTAATAAAATAACTATCACCGCCCGTTGAGAGGCCAGAACCTGCCGCTGACATTCCGCCACCGCCTGCGCCAACTTGTACGGTATAACTTGTACCTGCTGTTACTGAAATATTATTTTTATACCCCAAACCACCTCCAGTTGCGGTCATAAAAAAGTTTTGGCCCCTACCTGCTCCAGAGCCACCACCAATGCAAACTACACTTACGGATGTCACCCCTGCAGGACACACCCAAGTATTTGAGCCTGTATTTGTAAAGATAGCTTCACCCGCGCCACCGCCTGCTGCTGCTGTCATCATTAACTTTTTAACGTTACTCATGCTGTATTATCCCATATCCTGACCTGCTATGAAGCCATACCAAGTCGTACCACCGTCATGGGTGTAAAACACAAACTGATCTACATCACCTGATCCAGAGCTTAGTGTTGGGGCTGAAGCATTAGGCCAATCTACTGCTGGAGGCCAAGAAACAGTGTACGTACTTGATCCCTGAACAACTTTTAATGAAAAGCCGTAAGCTGTACCGCTTGCGGGTGGATTGCTCCAAGTGAATGTGGTTACGTTTTCACTCAAAGTTAATGAAAACACATTCCCAGCTTCACAGTCTAAAGTAGCCGTGCCACTAGAGGATGTTATAGACGTAAAAGTCTCGTTGTAACTTTTGGCCTTAAATTCTTCCGAAATATTAACATCGCCATTTGCATCCGCAGTTACCGCCTTGCTGGCCTGTGAGATACCGAGTGTTGTTACGTCAACAATGTTGATGTCGTTTAGATCACCCGTAAATCCGTCAAGCACGTTTAACTCAGAGGCCGTCGCCGTTACACCAAGGTCGGACAATGATGACGCTGTACCTTTTGCGTCTAACTGCGTTTGGATATTGCTGGTTACGCCGTCTACGAAGTTTAACTCAGCAGCCGTTGCTGTAATCGTCGTCCCGCCAACAGAAAACGCCGTAAAGTTTGGCGACGTTAAAGCCACCGTCCCCGCGTTTACATCAGCTAGGTCAGCCATCAATTCGCGGATAGCATTGTTAATCCCGCTTGGTGCGCAGCCCTCGTCTATGTCAACATTCTGGATGTCTGTATTAGACGCAGCAGTAGCGCTAAAGTCGGTAATACTGTTTTTAGCCATTACTCTACCTCGTTTCCGATCAATTCTGACCCGTCAAGTAAACCCGCTTGCAGCAATGCTGCGTACAAGCGCTTGTCCCGTGCCGCCTTGGCTTTTACCGTGGTAGGCTTTTCTAGCAGTGTAGCCATCAGCTTAGGGTCGTTTATTGCCTCGGCTATAACGCTTTTCACCCTTAACTTCGGCACCTTGTCGAACAGCTTTTGTGACGCGCGTGAACCAGCGCCAGCCGCCACCAATGGTGTTCCTGCCGCATTACCGATTACACTGTTACCACCAACTGTCGCACCGCCAATGCGAAGCAAAAGGTCAAAGAATATGTCTTCACCGCCAAGCAAGTCTTCGGCTCGGCTGGTGTTTGCCAAAGCAGTCTCAAACTGCTTGGTCTTGTTAATCAGGCGGTCAATGTTGCGCATCTGACCTGATGTAAAGGTGCCGTTTTTCAGCAATGTTTGACGCAAGGTCTGATTGCCAGACTTGGCATTTAGCAGCGCTTCTAATCTATTGCCGGATATCAAGCCGCCGTCTGTCTTTGCTGTATCTAGGAATGTTTCATAGATTGAATACCGCAAACCATCCATGACCGCAGGATCACGGCTCCGCTTTGCCAGACGTGCGGCATCATCTAACCCACCAGAAACATTGTTTGAGCGTAGTATGCTTTGCACATACTCATTCATGTTGTTTGTTCTCAGGACGCCCGCAGCAGCCGATTTCTGCGTAGCAAACGCAGTCCCCGCTTTAGCCTGATTGGCAACCCGTTCAGCAATACGTGTCGCACTCGCTGGGTCAGTTAGAACATTTGTTAGACCAAGCTGATCTATCGTTGCACGATTGTTAGAAATAAAACTCTCTAAGTTTTTTGGGTTCACCGTGCCGTCAAAGTTCGTTGTGTCAGCCGCTAGATTTTGGAAAAACTGCTGTTGCAGTGCTGCCATATCACCAGCCTGGTCGCCCGCAGCCGTCTGCATAGCTTGCAAGTTAAGCAACTGTTGCTGATCTGACCCCGCCGCAGCCCGCTCAAGTGTCAGTGTTGGGTCAACTCGCAAACCACCGTCAGACTGATACCCTAAAGTTTTGCCGACAAAGCCCTGCGTAAACTTCTTATTCAACTCACGTGAAAACTCACGCGCAACCTTTGCTGCATCACCGACAACAGGGTCTAGGTCTTTCAGCATAGCGTCAGCGACGGTCTGATACATCCGCGCATCGCCAAACTTTTTCTGCGCCCGCGCTTCACGGGCCAATTCAAGGTAACGACTACGTGTGCGCAACAGATTGCCAGACGTTGTTTCACCTTTACCCAAGTTTAGCTTTTTCTGGTTTTTCTTGATGTCAGATACAACTGCTTTCAAAGGCGCTGGCAGTTCTTCGCCAGAAGCCAAACTTGCTTTTAACTCGTTGTAAGTCAGCAGTGTATTATCTGCCCGCAGTTTTAGTGTTCGATCAACACCTGACCAAAGCTGGTTTTCTGTTGCACGTGCTGTTGTCAGCGCATCCTCAAGGATGTTTCTTGCTGCTGCGCTTGTTTTCGCTGGGTCAGCTGTGCGCAAGTTAGTGGTTTGAATGTCGCTGGCGCGTTTTTCAGCATTCGCCACACGTGCGCTTAATGTCTGCACCAAGTAGTCTTGGCGGGCTTGGGCCGCTTGCCGAACCAAGTCAGGGTCGCCACTTGTGATTGCTGCACGATAAGCCGCGTTAAACTCGTTAATCGCTTTCTGCGTTTGCGCTGCAATGTCTTCGCTTACTTTACCACCAGCCGCGACCAACTCATTTTCAATCGCCAACAAGCGTGGGCTACCACTAACCTGACCCGCCGTGCCAGCACCCGTTGACTCACGCAATGTAGCAGCAGTTGCCGCAATGTCTTCACCGCCAGCAGCTAAACTGCCTTGCAATGTCTCCGCAGCCTGTCTCTGAACGCCACCAGGTAAGCGTGTTTCAACGGCCCGTACTAGGCTTGCTGTTAGCTTAGGCAGCGTTGTTGTTAGTATAACTGGACTAAATGATCCAGCCAGTTCGCCATACATGCGTGTGGTTGGATCGCCAGGATTGATCTGTTCTGCCACACCAGCGCCAATTGCGGGTGCGATAGATAAACCTGTCTCTAACGCAGTCGCCGTTGCTGGATTACGTGCCGTTGCTTTTACAATGTCATCTACAGTCTGGGAAACAACGTTAGCCTTTGGTGCCGTTTGCGCGGCTGCATTTGCCGCGCTGACACCTTTGGCTGCACCTAAAACGGGAAGCATCAAGCCAACACCTTGACCAACCACCTCGCCACCAACAGCGTATGGACGTTGACTTGCGGGCAGATCGTTTATGTCTTTGTATCCCAAGTCAAACAGGTTTGACATCGTGTTACGAATTGACTGTGAGCCGCCAATAGGGTTTTCGCTAATAGGGCCAACACCTTGCTCACCTGGCAGCAAGTTCACTAGCCTCGGAAGGTTGTTTATTGCGTCAACAGGAGCACCAAGAACATCAGCAATGAGGCCCGTGTTGATCCCTCGCCCGACTGCTTCAAATTTTTCGCCCGCTGTTGACGGCCTTGTCTCAAGGTAGGCTTGCTTAACTGTTTCAAACTCGGGAGTGCCTATTTTGTCTTGGTTTTTGTCAAGCCAATTGGCGTACTGATCTGCTGTTGCCATCTAATCTCTACTCCGCCTTAAAATCTCGTCAGCCCTTTTCTGAGCCGCGCTTACCCCGCCGCTTGGCCTGTCTTCACGGTATTTCCTGATAGCTGCTTTCATGCCCTCGGTGTATTTAACCAAATCTTGAAGAGAATTTTCTGCCGCCTGTTGTTCAATCGCGTCGGTGCTTGTAGCTATGATACTAGCCTGGTACCTCATTTCATTCTCAAGCGTAGGAATTAGAGCCTCAGCTTTTTGGATAAACTTTTCGTTGCCGTCATTCGGGCTAGGTAATAGCTGCGCAATTTGTTTCTGCGTATATACTGAACCAGAACGGCTAAGTGCTTTAACAAGCGGCTCACGAATAGCATTGTTTGCAGCGTTTACTGTCGCTTTCTGCTCTTCTCTTGTAGCGTTAAACGTTGTTCCAAAGAAACCAGCAGCAGTGTTAAGTACATCTGTTACAACACCACCAATATCTCCACCGCCCGCCTGAACAATGTCAATTGTAGGGCTTGACTCAACGCTTGTTGCCGCTGCGCTAGTGGCCTCTGACAAGATGGTATTTGCAGCAGTCGCATTCGCTGGCGTATTTGTAACCGTAGACTCAGTGCGCGTTGGTGCCAGACGCCCACCCGCTTCAAGAACCGCTCCAAGCGCGTCAGGGTCATTCTGATTGACTCCAAACACAGTACCAGCAGTATATGTCTGATTGCCAATAGTGACGTCTTGGTCTGCCACGTAGTTTTTGACGTTTGCAGAGGGTGGTGGCGTAGTTGCCAACTTAGCAACACGGTTATTATAGGTTCCCTCAGTAATAAGGTTGTTGTCAAAGTCTTGCTTGAGTTTAGCAAGTTCAGTCTGTGCCTGAACGCCCTCATATTTACCCGTTGTAAGAACTTCGATGTATTGTGGCGTCCCCGCTGAAAAGCCCAACTCTGTCGCAAGGTTCTTACGCTGCGTAACTAAAGTATCGGGAATGTTGGTTAGCTTTGCCAGACCTTTATCAAACGCATTCACTCCAATTACACCATTGTCATAGTCAGAGACTAACTTACCAATGGCTGATTGTGCGCTTGGTGCCTCATACTTGCCTGTCGATAAGATGCTTTCGTACGGTGGCGTACCAGCGGCATAATTTAATGCTTCTGCTAGCTTTACACGTTGCTGCAATAAAGTATCAGGAACATTTGTCGCTTTAGCGATCGCCGCATTATATGCGTCTAATGTAATATTACCCGCTTGGAAATCCTGCGCCAGCTTGCCAATTGGACTAACAGCAGCGGCAGGGGGCAGCGTTACATCAGGAAAAACTCTTTGACCTTTGTTTGGCCCCTCAGTGTAATACATAAAGCCGTCGCCAGCTTTTTTCGTACCGTATGACGGCCCGACAGAACTACCTGTTTCAAGAATGTTACGATATTCCTGACTATCTGGCGCATATCCCAATGCTTCGGCTAAGTTTTTACGCTGAGTCGTAAGTGTTGGCGCACGATACGCACGTTTATTGGCTTCCAACTGCGCAATCAGGCTTAAGCCCGCATCTGGGTCAGCATCAATGATTGCTTTTAGTCTTGGGTCATTCGCATATTGCTCACCTAACTTGGCTAAAGCACCCTTGCGACGACGACGCTCTTCGTCTTCAGTCATTGAACCATAAACGCCAAGACCAGCTTGAATAGCTTGCAGCGGGTTTTGACCATCTAACAGTCCTGCCCCTGTGGTTAGCAAGCCTAAGTTACCAGGCAATCCCAAGCCGCTTATGCGCTGATTTAAGTTATCAAAAATGCTCGCCATTAAGCCGCCCCCGCTATCTCGTTATTCAGTGAAGCGTAATCCAGCATCATGTAGCCGCTAGGATGCGTGTAAACGTGCTGCGGATAAACTTCCTTAGCCTCTTGGGCCATGAATCCCTGCGTCGGATAAATATCAAATCCAAGGTCTTTGGCTTCAGAGTTCCAATTCCATTTGTAAATTGTCAGTCCATTTGCGTGTGTGCCGATTTTCTTGATGTCTTTCTTAAGCCGCCTGTCTGACAAAAGACCAAGCAAGCCGCCCCCGATAGCCCCCATGGACGGCGTAAGTCCCGCAATGCCAAGCGTGTTCGCAAGGCTTGCACCCGCAAGAGCGCCACCAAGGCCAGATGATAAGGCTGACGGCCCGCCGCCTGTCTGTGTTGTAGTGGAGCCAAACATGCCCTGCCCCATGCCAGATGCAGCAAGTAGCGCGTTAATTTGGTTTTGAGCTGCTGCGTTCTGAGCGTTAATTTGTTGAATCCGTGCATCAATCGCCGCTTGCTCTGGCGCTTGCTGTAGCGCTCCCAAATCTTGCAGCGTTGAAATCCGACTTTGATCGGCTGTGAGCAAGCTAGGTAGGCGAGAGGCCGCGTCAAGTTGTGCCGCCGCAGACGCCTGTGATGCTGACAACTGATTGCCAGCTAATGTGTTCGCCGCCTGTAACTGACGTGACAAGTCTTGCGCAGCTAGGTTTGCATTTGCCTCAGACAATCCAAGCTGGTTAGTCGCCAAGGATTGTTCTGCACTCAACTGACGCGCCAAATCTTGTGCCGCAATATCTGCATTCGCGCTGGACGCATCAATCTGGCGACCTGACAACGTACTTAACAAATCAGCTTGACGGCCAGCATCAGTTTGTTGATTTGCTGCAAGTTGGTTAATAGCCTGTAGCTGACGCGCCAAATCTTGCTGTTCCAAGTCAGCATTCGCCTGTGACGTTGTGATCTGATTACGCGCTAAAGAGTCAGACGCTTGTAACTGACGCGCTAAGTCTGCTTGATTTGCGCTAATTAAGTTAGAGGCAATATCAGTATTCTGCGCAAGATTTTGACCGAAGGCAGCAGACAATGCACGTGTTGCATCCACCTGGTTCGTCAAATTTGTTTGGCCCGCGCCCACGATGTTCTGGCCAAGATTAGCTTCACGTGACAAGTCATCACTTGATACGTTGCCCAAGGCTTGTGCCGCAGCCAAACGGTTGGCTCTGTCTTGTTGTAGATTTTGCGCAATGATCGGAGCCGCAGCGTTTGTTATGCCAGCACCTAATGCACTTCCAAATGCATTAGAACCTAAGCGACCCGCTGTTGCGTATTGTGAAGTAGCTTTATCAACCGCACCAGAAATGGCACTGTCCACCTGCTGTTGCAGCATTGGGTTTGTGCCAGGGTCAATCGCAAGCGCACCAAGCAAACCTGTTGCAAGGTTTTCTCTGTTCTGCTGTGCTGTCAGTGGGTCAAGGCCGGTTGTCTGCTGTGACAAATTTTGTAGCTGCGCAACAGCAGGGTCTTGACTGCCGAACAATCCCTCTAATCTGGACATGTCCACGACTTGATTTGACAAGCGACTTAGGTTCGCGTCATTAAAGCCAACACGTTCTGTACCACGTGACGTCGCCATGCGCTGCAATCCGCTAGGATCAAAGCCCGACTGCCCTAACGCAGTGTCAAAACGCGCTTGGTCAAAGCCAACAGTGTTTGGATTTCTTGCAGCCGCAACAGCTTGTAAGCCAGTTGGGTCATAGTTGACTGCATTTGGGTTTGCTGCATTCACCAACCGTTGAAGATTTGCATCGTCAAAGCCAATACCCGTGTTGCCTTGGGCAAAGTTAGTAAATGTGCTTTGCGCCTGATCTAAATAAGCGGGCCTATCAATCAAGTTTTCCGCATTAGAAATAGCCGCATTTTGCAACGCAGAAAACTCTGCCATTGTTGGGCCGTCATAGACTTGCGGGTTAAACTCACCGATGGCGTCAAACGTTTTGCCAAACGGGTTAAAGCCCTCATACGCCTCGTTTAAGGCTTTCTCTACCGCGTCGGGTAGCTTTTGAACATTAGTGACAGTTGAATTGCTGCTACCCTTACCCATCAGTCAAGTCCTTCTTATAAGTTATATAGGCCTGCTCCCAACCATGCGGTTCAAGGAAGCGCGACCAGGCACGACGACCATACCCTTCTAAGTGAGAGCAGTCGTTGCGCTTTGCGTGTTCTTCAATCGCTTCGTGAGCCATTCCCAGCCATTCCTTCATTCTTTTCCCGCCGATAAAATCCATCGCCATAGCTTTGCATCGCGGGTAACTAATTATGCGTGTCGTAATCACACCGATGAACTCGCCACTTTCTTCGTCTACAGCTACCCAAACGACATAGACGCCAGACATCGCTGCCTCATAGACGTCCTGAATTTTGATTAACTCTGGCGAAAGGCTAACAGCCTTATCCAATAGAGGTGCGACATGCGGCCAGACATCCGTCAGCAAAGGCGCAGCAATGGGGATAATTTTCATCCGATTACGATATATATAAACGTTCTGTCCGTCTGTGCGTTGTTGGCATGACTTATTGTGAAACTCTGCTTTGCCCGCGTTGATAGGTACATTGTCCCGCCACCTTGCTCGGCAGCAGCGTTTGCAGTTGTCGGCGTGAAGACTATCACGCTCTCCGACCCGACGCGGTAATCAGTCACCGTAGTCGTAGCCGCACTTGCAGCAAGTGTTACTTCACCCGCTGCATTAATCTTTCCGTCCACCAAAAGATTTACGACGTTTGCCGTTTCTCTTGGTGAGCCGCCACTCGCTGGCAGCTTGATATAATTAATTTCTGTCATCGTTTGCCAAGCGCTACAGCATCGACATCAACACCAAGCGCGTACCGCCAAGTGCCACTCGCGTTCACACGCACTCGGTGATAACGTCCGTTAGAACGGACAGGGCAGTTGTTGTCGTCATTAAGCGATACCTCTGCACCGAAGGTAATAGGGTCAATCTGCTTGTTACGTGAGCTTACCTGGATAGAGATTGTTGGGGCAACGTCACGTGCTGTAACATAGGGCGTTACACCTCTCAGCAACGACTTGCGCATGTTTGCGCCCTCAAACTCTTGCGTTTCAAGCACCGCATCCAACGGCTGGCCCGTAAGCGTTTGCAACTTTTTGTCCTTACTTGCAGATAACTGAAAAAACCCGCCAGCGTAGAACCGTGAGTCTAAAGATGTATCCAAGGCATCAATACTAGAACTTAAGTTGTCTAGCGCTTCGAGCGTTAGGTTTGGCGTGAGTGATGACCCCAAAAATTCATGCTCAAGATGTATAATTGACCACTTTTGCACTGCATAGTTGTAGACAAGTATGCGATTAGGCTCACCAGTGCTTTCCCGATCTGCATAGGACCACATCACGGTCTGCGTTTCAGGATCAATCACTGAACTAAGGCGATCAATGTATTTGAAGTTGACGTCATCAAAGAAAAAGCTGTCTACCTTTTCGGCACCAATTGGAACCGACTGATTGCCGTTGAAAAAGAAGAAACCATCATCAGCCAAGTAGAAAACCTGTGTTGGGCCAAGTGCCGCAACAGAGTTTGGATAGTTACACCCGTGGCCTGTCTCTACCTTTTCAAAGGTAAAGATTAAGGGTGACCCAACATACTGCATCCGAGCAATTGCTTTTTCAAGTAAAACCACGCCAAACTCGCCGCCAACAAGGCCAGTTATGTGGCCAGCATCAGCAATGTCCTGAACGTCGGCTTGCGCTGTACCAACTGTCCACGCGGTTGCATCATTAATCTGCGACCAACGCACACGGGAGCGATAAGTGTTGCTCGAATATGCGACATTCGCCGTCACGACAAAATCTCTGACAACCGCCATATATTTAGCTGCGGGAGCGCCAGAAATAGCAGAAAACGCTGTGTCAGTTCCAACAGTGAACTTTTGCAAAGTATCGCTATCGCTTCCTGCCGCGATTACGTCGTTGCCGAACTTCACAAACTTCCATTGCTCCTCACCAGACATCCCGTAACCACCAGTGTCACTTATGTCGGCCAATGCAAATGTGCCGTTGTTCATTTTGTACAGCTTGCCTTGATCGCCAGCAAAAACAAAAACCGTATTACTGTCATCTTTCGTCGCGTAGATTCCGCGCAAACGATTAGTGGCCGCACCACTTACTTCAGATAACCCATAGAATGGCCGATACCCTCGCGCACCAGGAATGACATTTTGAGCAACAGTCACACCACTACTGTTCAGATCAGACTGATCTGGGAGCCATTCGCCAAAAGTTATCATTTTTTAAGCCTTATGCTGCTTTGTCTAATTCATCTAAGCTGGACTTCAGCATCTCTATAAATGCTTTCTGCCCAACGCGCAGTTGGTCTAGGTTAAACTCTGCCGATGTGATCTTTTGCTGCAATGAGTTGATGTGGTTTACCATCATCTTTTGCTCATCTGTAAGCTGATCCACTGAGTATTCTTTGTCATCTAGCGTAATAGTAGCCTTTTTTTCTTCAGCCATTTTACTCTCCTTTGTTAAGATGCTGCGTCTATTGAATGGACGCCATACCACGTTGTTCCGCCATCTCTTGTCCAGAAAACGTAAATATCTGTTTCACCACTTGCGGGTGCATCAGGCGCAGTACCACCTGCCCAATCAACAGATGTAGGCCATGTGACTGTGCCGCCGTTGCCTGTTAACTCTAGGACGAACCCAGTAGACCATGCGCTACTTACACTATTAAATGTAAACGTGGTATCGCCTGTCATCGTTAAGCTAAATGCTTGGGCAGTGTCGCAGTTTACCGTGACAGATGTGCCAGATAGTGCATCATAATCTTCGTAGTAGATAGCATAGTTATAAAACGGTACATTTGTTGATGTATATGAAGGTGTTATGTAGTGTCCAGAAATGCCACCTGCCACAAGGCTAATGGCGTTAGTACCAAACCCCACATAGGTATCAGTATCACCTTCATGGTAAATGTTAGCTGCAACATAAATATTATCTACAGCATTAAGATCGCCCTGTATATTTGCACCAGAGCTGGTTGTGTTTATCTTGTTCACCCCAGCATGATGGATTTGAGTTTCACCATTAAATGCACTGTATAACGCCCACTGATTATTAGCATCATTGTACAAACCCATGTGACTTGTACTATTTGTCATAAACACAGCAATACCACCAATGCTATAACCTTCCCAGCCACCATGCGCACCACCATCAATCTGGATAGAGCCATAGTTGCCAGAGACAGGTTGGAAGTAGCCGTTGCCTGTGTCGCCTAGACGTACACCTGTGGTGTTGACTGTGATTTCACTAGAACCGCCTGTGACAAGATAGATGGTATTTGTACCGAATTGTATGTAAGTATCAGTATCACCATCGTGAGATATTCTATTACCTACATAAGCAGTGCCAGACAGGTAGAGGTTTTTGAAGCGGCCCACAGACTCACCTAAGTCAATAGCATTATCAACCAGCGTGTTATTAGAAACATTCCAAGGGACTATGGTATTTAGAGAACCAGACATTCTTAACCCTGTGTCACCATCTCCAATGGTAAGCCTGTTTCCTGCGGCAACCCCAATACTCCCCACAGTGGTGCCGTCTTTGGCGAATTGAACAATGTCGCCGTCAGAGGTTGTCCTGTTGTAGTATGCTGTTACATCTCCATCACGAGTGTTCTGAGTAAACCCAAGACCATTTAAACGTATGCCCGCTGTATTGTAAGTCGCACTAGTCTTACCCACCAGCAAGTTACCGCTGCTGTCGATGCGCATGCGTTCTGAAGCACTTGTACCAAAAAGCATAGCTTCATCAGTATGGTTATATTGAACATACCCCCTATACCTATCAGTTCCTGATGTTCCATCCCCAAAGTGAATTGTGTTATAGCCATTTGTTTGTGCAAGCATTTGTATGATGTTGCTTGCTGTAGATGTACTACCTACTTGCAAAAGGCCATACCCAGCGTGTGTCGATGTTCCTAGTAAGAGATTACCGCTGCTGTCGATGCGCATGACTTCCGTGCCAGTAGCACTGTTACTGTGATGCCGCCATATAAAGTCTACTTCTGTACCGTTGGTGCTTGTTCTTTGAACACCTGATGTCCAACCGTAGTTGTCAGCAGGAGAGCCAGAATAAGCAATACCAGTAAACCCTGTGTTGTTAGTGGTTGTACTGTTGCTTAAACGTAAGTGTGGACCTGAGAAACTACCTGCTGTCGCAGAGTTTTGTGCTTGCTGTACCTCAAGTCTGCCATCTGGGGCTTGAACATTTACACCTAACTTACCTGACGATGTGATGCGCATCCATTCAGTTGCGTTATAAATTGATCCAAAAACTAATGGAGCCGCACTGTCAGAAACAAGGTCTGTTCCACTTTGAATATAAGAAGCATCTGAGCCAGCCAGCACCCGCAAAACAACATTGCTATCGGTATCATCTAAAAGGAAACTTGGCGATGTGCTTGCAATATGCAGTGTTGTGCTGGGCGAAGTCGTCCCAATGCCCAAGCTCTCAGCACTCGCATCCCAGAAGAACTTTGGCGTGGTGCCTGTGTCCTCGTAGAAGCTGATGTCGCCGCCACTATCAATTCTCATACGTTCGCCAATAGTCCCTGCATTTCTAGTTTGAAATACAAGGTCAGCAGAACTAGCATTTGTAGTCTGAACGGCAGATATACCTGCAATACCTGTTGTAACACCTGATGCTTGAGTTACGTCAAACTCAATTCCGACAACTTGATTATTAGTTCCACTGCTGTTCTTGCGAGTTATTAAAAGAGTGTCATCAACTGCTGTAGATGAATATGTGGCAGTGTCTGTTTTGTCCACAGTCAGCCCATCGCTGGTCAAAGTCCCAGTGATGTCTACACCTGTGCTGGTGGTGGCGAGTTTGGCGTTGCCATTATGGTATAAAGTTACTGCGTCACCATTCACAGCATAAATCATATCAGTGTTACCACTGGCAGATTTTACATTAAACTGACCTGCTAGTACCCTTAGATCGCCTGTGCCTTGATCGCTGATATAACTATTAGACCCATCATGGTAAATCTGCAAATCAGACCCAGCACCGAAGATGGCTTTGTCGTTGTCGCCAAACGTAATGTTGCCCGTCAAACTTAAAGACGACAAAGAAGTCGCACCGCGCAACAAGCTATCAATGCTGTCAAAGTTGTTGTTTAAATAACCGCCCCAAGCATCTTCATCATCACCAACAGTAGGCTTTTGAAAGCTATATTGTGTTGTCGTCGTAACCATTATGCAGCCTCATTCCAGACGTTTGATGAATCTGCTATGTCTGACCAAGTTTCTGATCCCACTGACTGATCACTCCACGTTTCTGATCCTGCGGCTACATTTGTCCATGTCTCTGTGCCAACCGCTTGCTCAGACCATGTTTCGCCATCAGGCAACTCTGGCTCCCAAAGCAAGCGCCCTGTCGCCGCTATAATCGCCGCAACGGATGTACTTGCAGTTGCTATTTGAATGCGGTTTGGCGCAACGGACACCGACGCCAATGCAGACACAGTAGAAGACGCCCCCGCAATAAAAACCGCTGAGGCAGATATAGACGCACTCGGTGATGCAGTCGCTGATGCGGTTCGTATACGCTCACCAGAATTAGTGACGCTCAAAGACGGCGTGATTGACACGCTTGAACTTGCAACCCTGATTGCGCCCGCACTTGCAGACATTGCCGCTGCAACAGTGGCAGAACCCGATGCATTTACTGCGCCGATAGGCGTCATATCTGCCAATGCAGAAATTGGTATGCTACGTTGAACTACTCTTTCATAGTTTACGCTTGTTTGACTTGTCGCAGATATGTTTATTGATACGTCACGAACACGAACACGGCCAAAACTTGTAGAAGACACGGCATTTATAGAAGCAGTGCCGTCTTTATAAGTCCCTGTAACTCCGTAAGCCCAGGAGCCGTATAAACCTAGTCCGTAACCCATTCGTCGCGCCCTAGTTCAGCGTTATGTCTAACTCTGAGGCTTGCACCCTAAATGCGTCGCCTGTTTCTATCGTTTTGGATGACGTCAATGCCGCGTGAGCCAAAAGGTTCCCAGCAGATGACGCATCAAAAACACCAACATGCGTGACTGATCCATAATTTGCAGTTGCGACAGGAAACTCAATTTCAGCAGAATTTGTTGCCGTGTTTCCGCTTACAGTAAACGTAAGTGACTGACGGGCGTATGCCCCACCAGATACCTCGGTACCACCACCACTATCTGACGGTGCAGCCGTAAATAGCGCCAAGTACCATGCAGTAGGCCGTGTGCCACCAGAAGTCGTAAAGGCAAACTCCAAGACTTCCGTTTCTAAATAATCTGAGAAACTCATTTTTTAGCCTTTCTACTTAAGCCATATAGTCCGACTTCATTGACAGCGTTCCACTGTAATAAGCCTTGTCATTGTTGTTGTTGATTTCAGCAATCGCTCGGCCAAACAGCCCGTCGTACTGTGCCGCCCGCGTTTCATCCATCAAGTACAGATACGCAGCCGACAATGAGCCATATAGGTAAACGTCGGGATGACGGCTCAAAATCGTGTTAGTCGTGTTTGCGTCAGACAGCGAGTCAATGTCCTCGCCGTAAATCAATTCCAAGGTGTATATACCGTCTGGAACAGGACGCACCGCAATCTCAGAACCGATCACAGTGTAATACTTTGGACGCCCGCCGCCCGATGATGCATATGTTTCGTAGTAGTCCTTCGGTGCCGCATACTCTAACACCACAACAGGGTCTAAGTTCAGCTTCACCAAACGAATTTTACGCAAGTCCGTAGGCAGAGAGATAAATTCATCACCTGAAATTGTCGCTGCTGTGGCGCGTTTTTCCTGAGAACGTGAATTAAGTTCACGGCTCATTCGCGCCTCTGCAAGAGAGATAAATTCAGGAATGCGATCTGTCACATCAGAACGGGCTAAGAAATTAGATACCGCCGTCTGAAGTTCTGCATACGTCGTGATTGCCATTATACCAGCCTACCGCCTGTCGCTTTGAAGCCCTTGTTCTCTTCAAGCCATTTTAACCACGCTTTCGGATTATCCTTCGGCTGACCGAATTTCTCCAAAAGGTGGTAATACAGCACAGTTGGTATTTCACCGATCTTGTGCTTGTGTTTCTGTGTGTTTCCGATCATGGAGCCGTAGCGATACTCATTGGCGCTTTCTTTCGCCAAGTCTTTCACTGGATCAACATTGACCGTCGTTGTAACTCGGTGTCCATCCGCATCGCTCTCAAAGTAAGTCTTCTTACCTGTAAGCGGGTCGGAGTTAATCAGTTTTTTCATTGAAGAATCCCAATAAAAAAAGGGCGCTCGAAAGCGCCCCTTTAAAGGTTTTGTATGGAGTTATATTTTATGAGCCTGAAAGCCCGATCACCGCAGCGTGTGCTTTTGGTGCTTTGACGATAAGCGTCCATTCAGAGACTATCGCAAATTTAGTAGCATCGCCCGTTGATGCCACATCAGATACGCTAAACATACGGCCAGGGAGGGAACCGATGCACACGTAATCTGTGTCAATGAGATAAATCTCTGAAGCATTTGCCTGACGATCAATCGTAACAGCTAGTTCACCGAAGTCAGACAAATACAATGAAACAGAACCAACGATTGCGATGTCGCGTGGCGCAGAATACTGCAACTGCGCTGTCGCAACTGAACCTGATGACAGGTCAGAGAAGTTCTGTTTATTCGCTGGTGACATCAGCAACATGTTAGGCTGACCACCGTCATTATAAGCAGCAAGCATAGCTGCATCAATTTGCGCCAAAGTAAGGTCACGTGCTGTTCCTGTTAGGTCAGCAGCATCAGAACCGTCGCCTGTTGCAAACGCCATATCAGATGGTTTGTCACCGTTGGTGATCCAGTTGATTAGCTTTGCAGCCTTACGTGGGTCTGAACCTGAACGCGCTTCGTTTGCAAACAACGACTTTTCGATGTCACGGCGTTGCTCGATACCCTTAAGTACCTTAACCATTGCCGTTTCTTTGTCGCGGCCCGCTTTGTCTACAACATCCAGTGTGTTTGACACTGACGCCGCTTGGACACTGATCTGGTGATAGTTGCCGTGGCGTACTGTTGCAGTTGGGTTAGTGTACGAATAATCCGCACCTTCGTTCGCATAGTTGGTCGCAGACGCGGCAGCCAATTCTTGAACTTGCCATTCATGGAAAATACCTTTTGTAGTTTCCTTTTGCGAATTGCTCACTAGGGGCGTTTCGTCTGGGTCGATTCTATAGATGACGTCTGAAAGGTCTTCACGTTCACCAACAGCCGTCGAACTTGTATATGTAGCCATAATGGCCTCCTAAGTTAACGAGTTAAGAGGTATTCAACAGCAGCTTTTCTGCTGCCCTTTTTCCTCAAATTGTCAAAAGCCTTACGCTTTCGGTCTGTAGCAGAGTCGGCTTTGCTCTTTGGTTGACCACTTTTCACCATCTTAGGAGCCGTCTTTACTTTCTTCTTGGCTATCGGTTTGCCCGACTGCAAGTTGTCGTAAAGATAGGCTTTACGCATTAACTCGACGTAACGACTGTCGGCTGTTTCAGCCAATTCAGCATCAGTCCACCCGTTTGCGCGGGCATATTGCACCAATGCAGCTTTTTCGCGTTGCTCGACCTCTTGATCCTTCCACTCTGGGATTTTCTCAATTAGCTTTGCCTGTTCTTTCACAAGATACTCTTGCTTCAAGCGCAGTTGCTCTTGCTGCACAGCTTGAAATCTTGTCTGATTGTCACGCTCTGTGTCACGTTGCTTGACGTATTCAAGTGGATCATTCTCATACAGGGAATCCCAATATGCTTGGTCTTTCGGCATGTCTGCCGCCTGTAATTGTTGAGCCATTAAATTCAAAGCCTGTTCATACTGAGTACGAACTTGCTCAGTTTCGGCTTTCTCTGCGTCTAAGGATTGTCTTTCCTTGGTTGCAGCTTCAAGCCGCTTATAAGCAGTTTGCTCAAGCTGATAGCCTTTAACTAAGTCGTCATAAGTGACATCGTAGTCTTGCCCATCAACTTTTACACGGTGATATTCTACCTCTTCGTAGACATCATCGTCCTCCGCAGCCTCAACCTCTTCTACTTCGGCTTGGTCATCGACGGCCTCAGCTTCGTAAGTTTCCTCTTCGGGTGCCTCTGCATCAGCTTCGGCAGTAACCTCTTGATCATCCTCGCTTGCCATTTCTGGGGCTTCGGTGTTCAAAAGTAGATTGACAGCATCATGCTGCGATAGGCTGGATTCCTGTGGAGTACCAGACATATTAAATCTCCAATATAGTTGATTTTAAGTTCGCAATGCTTCCATTTGCTGAGAGGCCATTTTCCCCGTCGTCACGACGCTTTCAAAGTGTCCCTCAAACGCTTCCAACGCTTTCAGCAAGTGGAAACATTGCTCACGAAACTCGGTGTCTGCGGGGTCACTCTGTGACCAACCATCGACATACGTTTTCCGCAATTCCTCAAACGCCTCTTGGATTAAAGGCTCACGTAAAATCGCAGCAGCTTTCGCCCCGCGATCTTGTTCGTTAATTAAATCTGTCATGCTCTTGGTAAGTTGTCCGATACGTTACCGCCGTAAGCCAACTTTTGCTGACGTAGCTGCAATTCAGCTTGCAACTCCTGGCGACGTAGTTCGATTTCCATCTGCATTTTCTCGCGCTCAAGCGCCAGTTCAGCTTGCATTTTCTCACGCTTCAACTGCAATTCAGCTTGCAGCTTCTGCATTTCTGCCGAGTTGCCTTGCTCTTCGCTTTGACCCTGCGCCAACGCTTGGTCAATCTCTTCACCAGAGTTAAAGAACTGCGACGTATCCTTAAATCCAGCCATTTCAGCAATGCGTTTCAACGTGTTTACATACTGCGACGGCTTAACAACAGGGTTATTCGGCCCTAACTGCTGCAACAACTGTTCTTGCTTGCCCAAGATTTGCAGCAACATAGACATTTTTTCGTCTTCACGGCCATTGCCCAAGCCAACATCAATCGACATGTCAAAGCCGTTTACCCAAGCGCGAGGATCAATGCTGACAAATTCACCACGAATACGCACGACACGCTCTTCGTCTTGGTGCTTTTGCAACAACGCTAAAACGCCACGCGCCAACTCACGGCAACCCGTTTCAGCAAACACGCGGGCAATCATCTCTATCTTTAACTGTGCGCCCTGTATGGTCGCATTAACCGCGCTGGCAGTGGTAGACTGCAAAGTAGACGGATCAAGCCCCATAGACGCCTTAGAAAAGCCTGTGCGTTGATCTCTGACCTGATCTACATACTCAAGCATAGCAAACGCAGTAGACCCGATCTGAGGCACGGCCAAAGGCTGTACCATCCCAGGCGCACGGGTACGCACAACACCACCAGGGCGGGATGACAATAAGTCATCTAAATTAACTTGACCCTCAACAGCAGCAACGCGGCTGTTATTGGTCAAATACAAGTTATCCAGCATTTGACGCATGATCGTGGACTTAATCATCTGCAAGTCCATAACCATTTCAGCAACAGAACGGCCAACCATTCTGTGTGGCATCAAAATTGGTGATAAAACAGCAAACGGCACGTGGTCAAACGGCTCGTTCTCTAAAATCTCCACCCCATCACCCAAAGCAACAACACGACGTAACTCAGGGATATTATCTCCGTCAAAGTCAGCACGTATGTACGCCTCTGTCACCAAGACCTCGCGCATAGACGGATCATGGCTTTCAAAGCGATCACCGCTCTCCAACTCTTCGAAACGTGCCTGACGCTCACCTTCGTCATCTAGGTCATCATAACCCGCATAGGACATGACAGTCTCTTCGTCATAACCTTGCTCAATCAAGTCACCCGCACGAACCTGTGTTCTATGCGCGATAAACCCACACTCTTCTAAAGACGTCGCACGACGCGAGAAAATCATCTCTTCAGGCGGGATGTTATCAATCTTAACTTTGCCGCTGCGCTTCTTAACATTGACCTCAACATTATAACGCACATCCATAGGCAACTCTTGGCCATCCGCAGCCACAACGCCCATTTCGATAACTTCCTGAGACACAACCTCAACCGCTGGATCATCCAACAGCAAAGTAACTTCGTCCTCAGTTAAGTTCTCATATGTTTCATTAACAACTGTCTCAGTTTCATCCCAATAAAACTTCACAGCCCCCTGCTTAAACAGCAAGGCATCCTTGAACCAGTTGTGCAGCACGGTAAACCCGCGATTATCCTCGTTAATCGCAAAATTCACCAAGTCAGTCGCTTGTTCAGCAGCCTTAACATCCTCTGGCCCACGCGGCTGAAAACGCACAAAATCGCCAGATGACGCAAACATTTTCATCAACGACGGCATAATATACTCAATCGTGTCAGAAACCTCAGTCGCAACAACCTGCGACCTGTTTGGCACCTCATTCCCAAAAGGCTGGCCTAGGTAATAGTCCAAAACCTCCGAGCGATCAGCACTAAACTCTGAGTCATAATAGTTGACCGCGCTCTGTATCTCATGCTGCAATATGCTGCGGAAGCGCAGTTCATCCATCTGTGCCATTACTTCTTCTTACCGCCCTTACCTTTTTTCTTACCTTTGTGATATCCTGGCATGATAAATCTCCTAAACGTCCCAGCTTATGCGGGTTGAACTTGTTTTCCGCTTCGCAGCCTTTTTAGCTTTCGCCGTTCTCGCCTTGCTGGCGGGGCGACACGCTGGATACGGTCTGTCTTTGTTTTTTTTCCCGCTGCGACCACATGGCTTACCCGTTTTGACGTCACGCCAATCCTCAGCAAACCATTTCGTTAAACCACCACGATACGCCATCAGACATACGTCCCGCCGCGCTTCTTATATTCCCGCACCAACCAAGCATTCGCATAAGCTGACGGATAAACGTCAAATTTCTTCTTAGCCTCAGACTTCACCCGCGAATACAAAGCCTTATTTTTAGGAACAGGGGCTTTCTTGCGAACAGGCGCTTTCTTAGGCATCAGATGAATACTTCCCCGTTTTCACGCCAGACATACGGCGCTTATATGATGCACGGCGGGGCTTGCTGGTCTTTTTCTCAGGCTTAACCTCTTCAACCATCGCATCAACTGCGTCTGCCATTTCCTTCATTTTATTAGGTTTTGGCCGACTATACATCTTCATATATCGCATAAATTCACCTCAACACTTCCACGCTCTACGTGACCAGTAATTCGCGGAAAACTTGTCATCTTTACCCTTTATCCCACCAGATCGCGCACAATAGCTGGCCTTAGCCGCCTTGTTACTGCTGCGAATAGGCATATCAGGATCACCAAAAGTGACTTTCTTAACTTCGTCACCCTTCTTAGCTAAGACCCTCATAGACTTAGCCTCACCAGACTGCCGCACAGGCTTGTTATACCCAGGGTAAGTCTCACCGTTGTACTTCAGGCGACCGCTCGGCAACCGCTTAACACTGCTAACCTTCGCCATTTAAGTCGCCTTTCCCCACGGAATACACTGCCAATCAAGGATAACCGCTTCAGGCAAGACAGACCGCACATAACGCGCCCCATACTGCCTAACATCAGCCCGACACGCCTCAACACTCGCCGTCACAGGCCCACCCACAGCAAAACAGGCTTGCTGAACACAAACCAGTATCACCGCAGTAAACATCACACTATCCAGCTACTATTCCCGTAATTCAAATCACCAGAATACCCGTAGGCATTCACTGACCCAGCAGCACGAACCGCCTGAGAGCCAAACGTCAAGATAAACGCATCAGCCAAGTCAGGCGACTTCAAGCCGCGCTTTTTCATCTGATCCTTACCCTCAGCCTTAAACTTACCCGAAGACAAAATGCTAAACCGCGCAGACACCAACTCATGGATTAACTCTTCTTGCTCCGGCATAGAACAATCCCGCGCTTCAAACCACTCACGACACCGAAACCACAGCTCATCACGCAACTTCTGATAACGCGTCCCCAAAGCCGGACTCTCAGCCACATTCACACCACGGGCGGGCATTCCCAACTCACGAAGTCGATCAACAACCCCTGCCCCAATGCCAATACTGTCAACCAAGATTTCACTCGGTCTATCCATGAACGGCGTGGCTTCATACTCTGCAAGTACCAAACCAACTGTTTCCATAGTATCTTTGCCACGCCAACTCTTGACAGGCTCTACCAGCGCATTCCCACGCCTCTTAGCTAAAGCCGTCCTGTCATCACCATACCTCGCAGGGTCTAACCCCCACAAAGGCGCAACCATCATAGCGTCAACCTCACGCTGACACGCCGCCTCAACCAAATGACGCGGTATCAAACTGTCATCATCACTCTCAGGGGGTAAACCCAATACCCGCACCCGATAAATGTTGCTATCCTCGCCATACTGGCGCTTCATGTCCTCGATAAACGCTGGATCAACGTAATCCGCATCCTCACAACTCACAGTCTGCGTCGTCCAACGACCACCGCCGTCAAACGCATCAGCAAAGAAACCCGTGCCAGACGTAGGGTTGCCAACCATAACAGTCTTAGCACCCTTTGTACTCATCGCACCCTGGCCAACCTCAAAGATAATATCAGGAACACCAGAGGCTTCGTCGATGATGAACAACATGTTCGGACTGTGAAAACCCTGCAATGCCTCAGGATTTTCCCGCCGACTTGTCCGCGCCACCACAAAGCTATCAGGGGCGTTCTTCAACACAACCTTGTCAGACTTGAAATCAAGTTCAGTCTGGAAACCCTTGGGCATATTCTGCATCCACTTGTATATCTCAGGCCATAACACCTGCTCCAACTGTGATGCAGAGTTCGCCGTGCAAGCAACCTTACACGGATAATGCGTCGTGACCCACCAAAGGATAACCCAACTCAAAAAGGCCGTCTTGCCAACGCCGTGACCGCTGCGGATAGCAACCCTATCGTTGTCACGGATGTTCTCTAAAGCTGTCTTCTGCCAACCCTGTGGCTCCGCTTGCAGCACAGATTGCACAAACAACACAGGGTCACCGTGAAGCTGCAAAAGGATATCAGCAGTGGTTTGCTGTGAATTTTTCGCGGGCATACGGGATGTTATCTCCATTCGCCAACCCAAGGGGGGGGGTTGGTAGAAAGATAACCCCCGTTAGCTAGGGGGCTAACGAGGGCAATCGAGAAGTATAAATGAATGCACCACAAGGTTTGCTAGGGATGGATAAGCAGTCGAGACAAACCGAGTGATTATATATGCAAATATCAGTTATACGGGCCGCTGTCAATATGCTGATTTGAATATTGGTGTTCGGTTGGTGTGGGGTGTATCCACATATATAGCGCCCCGTGCATTTTAGTGACGGGGGGGGTCATGCGTCATCCTGCGATTTTTCTGCGGCAAAACGAGATGGCCGACCAGATTTTTTCTTGATTTTTGGAACCATATCCGCCTCTGGTTCCAGATTATGTACAGATTCATCAATGATTACAGCATCTTGCACCTGTTCGCCTTTACCTTCACCAGATAAATGTACGGGTTTAGCGTCAATTATGCGATTAGCTTCTTGAATCCTGGTAGCAACATCAGCAAGAGCGAGTGCAAACTCACTGCCAGCGCCGTCAAGTTTAACCTCTTGTGGCAATAACCTACTGAGTTTGTTTATAGTTCCAGCCGCGTCTTGCTGTAATTGATCCGCGATTAGCATATCCAGAGGCTTTCCAGCCTTCTTTGTAATGTCCAGCGCGGAATAAATCTCTTTTCTCAGCCGCGCTGTGATCTGTTGGCCTGTTCCGCTGCCTCTTGGCCGTCCACCTAGGTTTTTAACCTCGTTAGCCATTTGTTATTCCTTTTATTCGTTATGTCTGCCCTATTATTTAACGATTATGAATAAAATATTCTATTTTTTTCTTGCTCTATATAAATATTCATGTACTTTATTCATATCTGAATAAAATAATCGTGAAGGATAAGCACATGAAAAACATCATAACCACAACAATGCACCGCGCAGCAAACCACGGCGCAATAGTTGATTATTACCTTATTCAATCTGGCGCATTTGATTTGCCCTACGGCGACACCGCCGCAATGGCGCAAGCCGCTCAAGATGAGGGTTTAACTGTCACACAAAACGATGGTGAGCGCTTCCTAATCAACAACACGGCATGGATGACCCGCCACGGCGTTATCCGCGCAGTAAACACCGCCAACCTGTAAACGGGAAAGGATAAGCAAATGCAAACGATCATCACAAAATACCTCGGCCCGACCAATAAGCGCGGATCACGCATCAAGGCGCGTCAGTCTGCGTCATACGCTGGCACACCTCAATCAATCACTATTGATTGGGATTACAGCCTACGTGTCGAACACAATCACAAGGCGGCAGCAATGGCCTTTGCAGCAAAAATGGGCTGGCATGGCGATTGGGTCGGCGGAAGCAATCATGGCGAAGGTTATGTTTTCGTCAATGTTGATGCCGCAAAAGATGAACGCATGACGTTCACAGAAAACCAGCCCATAGAGTTGGCCCAATGACCCTGCGTGAACTATCAACAATCTTTCGCCAGGTTTCGCCCGCTGATGTAGCGGGCGCACTCTCCCTATTTATCGCGCTGTTTGCAGCGCTGTCAGTATTAACATGAGGTTGAACAAATGACCCTTGAAGAAAACATCCTTCACGGTTTGCGCTGCGTTGACCCAAAGAAGCCACAGATCAACGTCGAGGCATTCCAAGAGTACGCCCGCAATCTTGCCGAGGTTCACCCACGTGCGACACGTGAAATGTTACGTGCGGCAGAAGAAATCGAAAGTTTGCGTCTTGCTGTATCGCTGTTGACCCTTGAACGCTCATACTTTGCCAAGCAAAAGGACGCCGACAAATGACCCTCGCACCTGTCACAAGCTACACTCGCGCCCCACGTGATGGGCGCGTCATTTACTGCCCCCACTGCAAAGAATGTGGAACTGTTTATCACTTCGCTTGGTCTGGCCTCACGTGCCAACACTGCGACAAGATGGTGGATAAGCCGGAATGGCTAACCCCTACCCGTCCCTCGGCATCTTAAAGACATCCCCCAAGGCGTCCAGCGTTAGCCTAAGCGCAACAATGCCGCCTTTTGGATCATGCCCGTTATTCTTCGCCCACTCGTTTGCACTGCTACCCTGAACGCAAACCCACTGCGCGATACCCGCTAAATCCCGCCCGATCTCGCGCAAGATGCTGAGATACTCTGTGAATGCATCTGCCCCGCTGTCAGCATCGTTTTTGCCCCCGTCAACTATGTTTGCATCATAGTTCGCAGTTAGCCTCTGAGCGCGTCCAGCACGACGCCAAATTGCGTAAAGCTGTTGACCCGCCTCAAACTGTCGTCGCGTGATCTGTTCCCGCGCGTAATACCTGTCTAGCGGCGTCTGTGTGGTCACCCGCATACGCTTTGGGCTTCCCAGCCTCTTATCTGTGTTTTCGTAGGCTATGCCCTCTGTGTGCTGTAATCTTTCGCGTGTGCCGAAATCTGATGTTCCTTGGTGCGGTCTACTCTTTTTGCTCATTGGTGGCCCCATGCAGCGCCCCTGCCAAGGCTAGATAGTTTATAGCGTCCACCACGCTATCGCCTTTGTACCCACGATCTAGCCTCGCCAACTTCAATTCCACCATTAGCCGCGCAGCCGTGATGTTGTCGATGTCATGCCCCAAGACTAAGCTAAACCGTTTTGCGATCTGTTCGAAGAGCGTTCCCGCGTCCCCGTATTCCTGCCCGCGTTGTGCAAGCACCCCTTTGCACATTTGTAATATGTCTTTTGCCTGTTCGCTCATTTTGCTGCCTTATATAAATGTGTGCTGTATGGTCTACCGTGGCTGTAAACTCTTTGCACTTCTGCGGTTGTCACCTTGTCCATCTTTTTCAAACGCTGAATAAGTGTGCTTACGTCCCTTGAGGTCATATCTAATTCCCGCGCTACGTCCCGCGCACTAATCGGCCCCTTGCGTTGGATGACATCTAACACCCGCGCGTCTTTTGGGTGCATCTGAACTGCCGCCCCCCAGTTTCGTTTGTCGCATGGCAATGCGTCTCGTTTTCCCAACGAGACTTGCAGCCGCTCATATGCCAGCATTTCTGCCGCCCGCTCACTTTCTGTTTTTCCGCGCAACATCGTGTTCATGCTCTAACCTCCATTTTTTCTCTAG